CCCTTAAAACACGGCCGCCATTCTCAACACAATACACATACGCTAAACAATCCGTATGTTGCTCTTACATTTAGTAGTCATCCCCGTCTCTGTTGTCGTAAAGCTCCTTGAATGTAATCGGGAACATAGCAGGTGCGAAGATCTGAATGATGATGCGGGGCATATCATTGAAGTGCCAGCCCATAGCGTAGATGGCGAAGGAGAGGAGGGTGAGGATAAGCGAGCAGGTGAGCGTCGCCTTCATCGAAATCTTACGTGTCATAGTCGTATCTCTTATTATTATATGTAGTGTCGTCAGGAGGGTTGCGACCCTCGGGGCTTCCGTGCCTGCCACGGCTTCGCTCTTTGCGCAATAGGCCAAAGACTAACGACAATGGTTAATCACTCGCGGGCCTTGCACCCGCAGATTAATTTGTATCGCCATTGTTTATATCAAGTATGTCAAAGATCGCGGAGGAATGAGGGCTTAACCCTCGGCAGGTGCACAGCCTGTTAACCCTGTAGGTATTTATATACCGTAGAGCGAGCGAGCTTGTATTTCACTCGTAGACTGTGCACGGCATCTTCTGTTCCCATGCCTTCGTCTTTCATCTTCGCGAACGCTGCTCTGATTTTATCTGCGCGCTCTGCGAGTATCTTAGACTTTGGCTTGAGGGCTCTTCGCTTTGCCATAGAGGTCTACTTGTTTTGTATTTCGTTATCTTTGTCGGTGTCTATTTTTAGACCCGAGGTGTTGTCCTCTCTTGGACTACACTACAAAGGTATACAGAATTTCTGTACACACAAAACACTACGTACAGAATTTCTGAGTTATAACATATAAGTCACTTAAAATCAGCGATAAAAAATTTTCCTATGGAAGCCAGGGATGCTATAAAGTTGCGTGTACAGAAGTACATAGAACGGACTGGGGATGCTACGTCTGTACGTGACTTCCTTGTAAAGGCTGGTTTATCTCCATCGTTCATCACTGGTATCGGGCGTGGTATCGGGCGTGGCGCAAAAGAGAAGATACAGAAAACCTACCCATCGCTTAATGTAGCGTGGCTTGATGCAGGCGAGGGGTCAATGCTTATTGACAGCACTCCCCGCCCGAAGGTTGAGAGCAATGTAACCCCCATTCGCGCAGGAGAGCTTCAATGGGTGGAAGTCCCCCTTGTTCCTTATAAGGCTTGTGCCAGCGTGCTATCTGGCTTCGGGGATCCACTGTGGCAAGAAGACAAACAAACGATGCAGGTACTGGTAGACCAGCGCCTACGTGGGGACTATGTGATTTACGAAGTCTACGGAGACAGTATGAATGACGGGAGTGCACAGTCGTTCCTTGAAGGGGACTTCTTGCTTTGCCGCCTTCACCCCAAAAGCGACTGGCAGTATGGTATCAAGAAACGCTCTGCTACGTATTGCGTGATCGCAACGCAGGCGGATGGTATCGTACTGAAGCAAGTGACGCACCACGACAAGGCAGAAGGAACGATCACTTGCCACTCTCTAAATCCCGACTACTCGGACTACGACCTGAAGCTAAGTGAAGTGCAAGCCCTCTTCTATGTGGAGCGACTTGCACAGCGGGCTTTGGTGTAGGGAGAGAAGAGTATGAATCATTCGATTAGATATACTGATGGAACTTGATTTCTCACTGACGTGGTCAGTATGGCTCTTCTGGATATTCGTTGGGATATTCATCTGTAGGCAGCTTCTCTTATTTGCAGCCACCGAAGTTGTCATATGGGAGCAGAAACACGAAGAGGACTCACCTATTGCTCCGATTATAAAAGGTATATTGGTAATAGTTGGACTTGTCCGATTTATCCTTCCGATAGTTGTAGTTTTTGACAACTGGAAAACGGCTGTCGCTATGCTCGTCTCGGACGCTGTCGCTGGGTTTGTAATAGGTCTATTGCTTAGGCTATGGACGTTGTTGCGAGTTAATCCAAAAACCAATAGATACTTGGGGACTGTCGTAGCTATTGTAGTTGCATTAGCTGGGATATTGGGAGTGGCAACACTTTCAACGTTCATAAAAGACTGCAGAGGGAGATCAACGATAGGGGAGGTTGTCAGAGGTGGCGACGGATTGTCAGAGCAAGAAAAACGTGTCCTCAAGGAGCAAAGAGAACATCCGATACTGCGTACATTTCATGGACAAATTCTTGGGGTGACTGACAGAGGGTCTTTTCTTTCATCGATGAGTGAACAAGGGTATAAGGTTACCCACCTTGACAACGACGACGATGAGGAGGAAAATCATCCGATTGAAAGATACATAGTGTCTTCGCCAATAGGGAGATCTAACATGCAACTGTTTTCATTTATGGATGGCAAGTTGTTTTCGGTAGCCCTTATAATGGATACGAGTAAGGATTATGAGGAGGTGTCAGACTCTCTACGAAAAGAGTACGAAGTATACAGCTATGGGATTGAAGACTCTGATACTTACACAGACTTTACAACTGTAATAGTTTTCAATGTAGGCGAAGATCTACCCAACTCTATTGTCTTTGGAGACTCACGTATGAATGAGCTTTCGATGGATGAAGATGACTTAAGAATGTATCGTCTCTTCAAGATGATGAACGATCCTCGAGAGCGTAAAAAATAAAACCAACCAACACATGGACAAAAAGCTACGTATTGCTATGGCCGTCGTAGGCCTATTTGCTCTTGCCATCATTCTGCAGCAAGTAGTCTTCCCGTTTATCACTGATTTCTTCATTGACAACTTCGGGGTCCCAGGGGTTTACCTCGCATATACTATATCTTTTGCTATCCGAATAGCAATCATAATCTTTCTCTACCGAGCGTATAAGTCATGGAAGAGAAAGAAGGATGAAAATCCAGACAAGGTATAGCCTCAACTCTTTCCAACCTGGAAATAGTTGCTCTGCATCAGCATAGCAGTCGTTGCATAATCTGCAACAACTCACAACCATTTCGGTGAAGCCAACGAAATGGTTTTACAATACAACCCCGCACAACATGCTACCTATACATCGCACCTGCCGCTTCCTCCTTGATCCGCAAAAGGGATGGACTGCTCTAAAGATCCGCTACCGCATACGCTACGGAGGGTACATTACCACCGTGGCCGTTGGTCATCGGGCAGAGCCCAGCAAATGGAGCACAGAGGCCGAACGCTGCCTGAAGAATACCAGCCACGGGGATAAGCGCACACCAGCTGCTGCAATCAATAGAGCTATCCAGTACGTCGAGGAGTCAATGGAGCGAGCCTTTACCTACTTTGAAGGAGAGGAGCGACTGCCAAGCCCCGAGGAACTCAAAGCCAAGTACAACGAGTACCTGCAATCGGCTCTCGGCATCGAGGAGACCAAGGCGCAGGCAATACTCCCCGAGGACAACAGCACTATCGTAGCAGCGTTCGACGCCTTCGTCGCATCGGAGAGCGTGAGACGTAGCTGGAGCGAGAGGCACAATGCGAACATACGCACGGCACGTATGCACGTATCTGAGTATGCAGGTAAGGACACCCTGGACCACATCAGTAGCGAGTGGGTGGCAGGCCTTATCACATACCTCACCACGAAGCGAGGACTCCTAAACACCTCAATCGACAAGACGCTGCGCATACTAAAGAGCGTCCTCTACTGGGCACAAGGCCAGGGGCTGTATGAAAAGGATTACCGACGCTTCTTTGACGTACGTCTCAAGGGTATCGACGCAAACAGAGCCGAAGTATATCTAACCTGGGAAGAGTTGAGTAGTCTTGTCTCCGTGGATCTCAGATTACATTCAGAGCGAGTAGCCCGCGACCTCTTCTGCTTCCTCTGCTTCACAGGGCTTCGCTACTCCGACCTCAAGAAGCTGACCCACGACAGCATCACACCTACGTCCATCAGGTACTACGCTCAGAAGACTGACCAACTTATCGAAGTAAACCTCAACGACCACGCCCGTGCTATACTCGCAAAGTACGAAGGAGGGGACACCCCACTGCCGCCAATGGCAGAGCAGCGACTCAATAGAACTCTCAAGAGCGTCTGCGAGCAGGCAGGCATCAACGCACCAGTCACACGACTACGCTACTCAGGACGCCACCGCATCGAGGAGGCGCTGAAAAAGTATGAGGTCATAACCTCACACGTCGGTCGCCATACCTTCGTGGTGCAGGCCCTCACACTCGGCATACCATCTGAGGTTATCAGAAAATACACGGGGCACAAAACCGAAGCGACGATGCGCCCGTACATCGCAATAGCCGATACTCTCAAGGCGCAAGAAATGGAAAAGTTCAATCGTCCCCTGCTCGAGAAAAAGAGGACGAATAGAGGACGATTTTAGTAGCGTTATATTGCTTCCTATTATTCCCTATTATCTTGAGCCCACTACGCAAGCCCGCTCCGCAAGCGCAATAGAGAATAATAGAGAGTAATAGAGAGTGATTATTGATACTCCCACTCTGGGTACAGCCACTTACAGAAAGCCCCTGCGTAAATCAATGATTTGCGTAGGGGCTATTCTTGTAGCGGACGATATAGCGGACGGAAAATCTCAGATCACACGAAACTTCCGAGAAAACCAAGTTCCACCAACGCACACATCCAATGAGCACCAAGCTACCCGACTCTGAATATGCGCCATGAACGATAACATAGATCTACCTCACGAAGATTCTATGCGAGCTCATTTATTCCTATATTTGTGTGAGGGTTTCTTCTAACCCTAGGATACTTCGATATCGAAGTAGCTTACCCTATCCGGCAAACAATACTATTATCAATAACCTCCAACATCTTACTGTATGCGGTATATCTACAGCATTATCGGAGCAATAATCTTGCTCATCTCGGGTACACAGAGTGCATTCGCTCAAAAAGAAACGACTATAACACGGACAATCCTAGGCTGCACACTGGAAAAATCTACCCAAGACTCTGTAGTGGCTAGGCTACAAGAGTTAGGAGCTGACTTTGCTCCAACAGATCCCCCAACCCCAGGAACTACTGGGTTACTCGTAACAGGAGGGGTAACCTTTGCCAACACAACCCCCCGAATACTTTTCACATTCGTTGAGAAAAAACTTGCATTAATCACTATTGTGATCTTCAATAAGACCGACGCAGATAGAATCAACACAAACCTATCCGCTAAGTATAAGAATTGGGAAAAAACAATCTCTTATAGAGATGCTGGTGGTAGTGTTGTGGATCTAAAGACGCTCTTAATGCATGTCTATACATACTCAAATGACTATAAAAATGAGTTTATATACTCAACTCTATCCTATGGAGACCTTGCTCTTATATCAAAAAACTACAAAGTTCAGAGTGCTGAATTGTAGTTAATTGAACTGGCTCTGAGCATCCTCTCTTTCCAATCTACCCCTCTCTAGGAGTAATACATGGAGGAGTGAAGGACAATAAGGCTACATAATATCGAAAAAGATATTCTACGAAATAGTATCCCGCTACATTTTCTCACTCATAGCTGAGTGCG